GCCAGGTCAACCGTAACAAACGGATTGACCACCTCCGTAGACCCGAGGAGAGCCATTGACTGGTTCTTCGTTTGGTCATTTAGGTCCACCCCCCATCGCTTTAAGCGACGGCGGATGTAACCGTCAACGCCTAATTGAAGGAACAAATTCATCGTCGGCTCGATCGCTATAGAGCGCTCAGTACGAGCGTTCTTTGGAACAAAGGCGATACGATTTCCATCAACCACTTCAAAGACACTGGACCAGAACACCTGACGGTCTAGTATCGCGTACTTGGGAATTCCAAAACGCGTTCTATAATCGTCTTCAAGTGCACCCAGCCAGCGCTCGTCAGCTTCAATGTACTGACGTGCAATCCCTAAGACCGCCCTAGTACACTGGTATGGCCAAACCGAGTACTTGAAATAACTCGAAATTTGACCACATTTTGTGTCAAGGGTAGCCCCGGGTCCATGACGCGACCTCTCCGTCATAACGTCTAGGCTAGGAAGTTCATAGCCTAGTAACTTCTGCATGAACGATCGTGCATAAGTAAATACATTGACCATCCATGTTTCAGTCGCCACCGAAAGCTTTCGATAACCTTCCCGGTTGAAGAAAGCGCACGATGCTTCGCCTTCAAGGAATTTCTCCTTTGCGGCTAGTATACGTGCCTGACGTTCAGTGGTGAATCTGAATTTCTTCAGAAGAGATGCCAGTTGATAGCGCGCCGCTCTTTCAAGCGGGGTGCCGGAAAATGAGGCAATACTCTGTAAACCCCACTCCTCACCAAGACTCAGGATTCCATCAACATCGCGATTGCGAATGATGGTGGAAATAAACTCCTGTTCCTCTAATGAGAGGTACTGGCTGAGGTCCTCGGTTAACCAACCGAGCACTTTCCATGGATAATCCAAGGGAAGTGTTAAAGAAAGAAATTGTTTCTTTCTAAGTTTCCTGGATTTAGAATTACATTTCATAATTCCTCCGTAACGGCCTACAGGCGTCTAATCAACGGTAAAAGCCTCTCAAAAATAGCGAGAAGGCCAGACAGGAGCGCAAACCAAGAAGTTATCTCGGTCGGCATTTCCAATGGTTCTTCTGGAGACAATTGTTTATTCTCCATTAGACCATCGCCTGTTCGTTGAGTGACACCATAATGTCGTCACGGTCCAGAATGGCAAGAGCGCGTTGACGGGCGATAAGTACGTCCGCCGCCGTTGCCCCAACCGGAACTGAAAAGGAAAGTTCCACAATCACTGGTGCTGTTAGCGTTGAAACGCCATCGACACCGGTCACCGCCAGATCTTTCGAGAACTTAACGGATGTTTTAATAACACCCCGAAAATTCCCGGACGGTTTGGGAAACGTTCGATACAACCCCAGTGTGTCTTTCGCAGACATCGAGTGATCACCCGATATATACGATGCGCGGTTTTGAAATTCTTCGAACCGCGTATAGACATTGTCCACGAGGGTTGCGTTGTTCAGTTCATCAACCTGCAACGTAATAGTGTTCGGCTGCATCTGGAGTTACTCCTTGTACTAAGGCGACGCCGGTTAACGTTAAATAAAGAAACGTTTCCCCATAATCGCAAGGTCTAAGAGTTTCGCCGCATCAAGCCTAACATTCCAGGTAGGCAGAATTGGCAAATTGGGATTGATCATCCTCGTCCGGGTTCGGGTAGTTTTGTACACATACCCGTTAGTGGCAACTATGGCGCTTTCCCAACAATTTAAGGGCCAGCCCCACAAGTTTGTCGCACTCTCGGTTTGGATGGTCTGTAAAACGGTCTGATCGACCGTTGCCCATGAGGCTAACGTATTGATTCCCCAAGCGGGGGACCAAGACGCTATTGTCTTACCTACGTTGAGAAACCAATCCACCACAAACGAAAAGGGAACAAGTTCCCATAACGCATTGAATGGCTGGTTGAGACCCCAGATTGTTGCTTCTGTGATCTCCCTCACCGCAGTTAACACACCGGATCTGACGGAAACACTTGAGGTCGCAGTTTTTTGCGCCTTAATGTTCCAGAGGCCTTGCGGGTTTGATACCGCTACGACCACTCCTGTTTGAGAAACAGTGTCAGAAGCGCTAGCTCCAGACCTATAAGTCTTCCGAAATGGATGCTTCTCGCGAACGCGTTTCATCGCCTTCACGATATCATACATATCATAGACAACAGGCCTGACAGCATACCGCCCTTCCATCCACCTATCAGACAGCTCCCTTGCGGAAAGCTGTTTTCGTAGGTACCCAACATCCCATTTCTTTAGCGCTCGACCAATCCTGATCAAACGCTTAAAAATGGAGATAAATGAGTTGATGGTTTTTTGTCCCTCGGCTAAAATCACCAATCCCTGAGCATCCTGCTCGCTTACTTTTGCATAAGCTGCAGTAACTGCCTGGTCGATTGCTGATTGCGTACCGAGAACCGGTGCAGCTAGGAATGTGCTCCCCAAAACAACACTGGGTGAGCGCAGCCCTACTCTCCTTTGTCCGAGTTCAATTCGCATCGAACCACCAGCGCATAAAGGCTGGAGTAGGAACCGAGCTTCGTACCAATCAATTGGTTCGCGCTCGTACGATTCCTCAACATGAGTGTACGGGTTCATTACTATCAAACCTGCATTCACTTGTCGATGAAAATTTGGGGTGACTTCGTCAGTTGTCGTAATCACCTTAGAACGCGCGCAAAATGTCTCTGTGAGATTATACAGAGCATTAGGCACAACGCCATAGGGATTTGTACAACTACGAGCTGGGCCATAACCAACTAAATTAACAGTGGTATTTGGCTCTGTGTCATCCAATGTACGGACTCTGGACAATGGTCGTCTCCTATCGGAGGCGAGCATTGGAGTAACATCGCACCACCGCCTCAAGAGGCGCAATGTTTCTACTTCCGATCAACCGGACAATCCGCTTGAATCGGCGGTTCGCTGATCTTTCGATCAGCATTGGACGATAGAGTCCCGCAATGCGGTGGATTCTCGTCCGCTAGCCCCCCTTCGGG